ATTAATGAACTATATATATTTTCTAAAGTATAAGTACTATCATATATTTTAGTACCTAAAGATTCTAATACAGTTGATACTAAATCTTTAGAAACTCCTTCATATAAATTAGAACTTGCATTTAGTTTTTCAGTAATATCTTTTGTATATAACCATATTTCATCAAAAAATTGACCAATTAAGTTAATAAATATAAAATAATTAGTATTACTTAAATTTTCTCTTAAATATAAAGGAATAATTTCATTTAAGTTATTTTGATTAGTAGAATCATACTCGGCTGCTGTGTTTAGTTGATTATCATACCAAGTAATAGATTGACTACTAGTAGGGGGATATAAGACATATGGAGCTTGAGCATTAGATTTAGGCCAAGCATATGTCCCTGAGGTATAGTATAAAAAGTTTTCATATCCATCAAAACTAGAAATTATAGTTTCTATTTCTTTTTCTATTAATAATTTACTTGAGGAAATAGGGGATGTATTAGTTGTTGGTCCCGCTATGCTAGAATAAATTAAATCTAATTGTGCTTGTGATGAAGAAATATTTGATACTTTTTCTTTAAAATTATATAATCTTTGATAAGCTGAAGAGAAAAATATAAAATCTTCATAATCTGTATAATCCGTAGAAAGTTGAGGAGATGAAGAAGATATATTATTAATTAACTGAAATAAAGATCCTGATAATGTTGTAGAAAGGATCTCATCATAATTTTTATATTGAGTTAAGGGGCCTGTTTTATCTTTTAAAGAAATATTATAATTTGGTCCTTTAAGTTGAATTGTTGTATCTTGAAATATATTTTCTTGTTGAAATTCTATTTGATACGCAACAGATTCTGCATTTTTAGTAAAAATGAAAAGTTCTGTTTTTGTATTAATACCTATTGGAAGAGGTTCATATAATTTAATTAGTAAAGAAATAGTATTATTTTCAGAATCAAATTCTAATAATGAATTTACACCTACTACACATATATTATTACCAAAATTTAAATAAAATTCATCAAAATAATTATTACTTTCTACATTTTGTCTAAATGTATTATATATTTCATAATTAGAACTATTTAAAAAATTTACAGAATCAACCCCAGTAACGTTAAACAATGGATTTAGATTAGAACTTAATCTAATTTCGGTTCTAGTTGATGATATTTCACTAATAAAAAAATCACCTCCTTCAGATCCTAATCCAGATCCTAATTCAGGCGTTATAAAATTATAAATAGTTTTTATAATTCCCGTATCATATCCTGCATTAATTGCATCTTCTTCAGGGGTAAGTATTATATCAACTATATTTCCTTCGGGTGTAGTTAATGCCGGTTTATATGATCTTAAATCTTCATTTGATGCTAAAAGAGAATTATTAGAATCATAAATAAAATATTCAATTTTACTATTTACAGGACTAAATGAAGATGTAACAATTACATTAGGAATAACAGAAACATCTTCAGGACTAATATTTTGAAGAGTTAATGTACTTGGGTCTATATTAATAATATTAATCATCTTATTTTTGTAGAGCTTTTAAGGCATCTTGTGCTGAGCTAAGAGCTGTTTGAGTAAATCTTTCGTTTAATTCAACATTTTCTTGTCTAAGTTCTGTTAATTCTGCTAATAAAGCATCTATTACTTCATTACCTATATTTTCAGATCCTATATATTCTTGACTTGTTAAAGCAAGGTACTGATGAGATTCTGTGTCTCCAAACTTAGGTATAATATAAAATAAAGATTGATAATATTCAAAAAATTCAGATATTGAAGGTAATGGAGGAAGAACGGGAGGAGTAATAGGAGTATTTAATTCTGTAAAAGTAGTATTAATGGTATCACTAAATGCTTTTTTTGCAAATACTTGTTTAACTATAGGTAAATTAGCCATTATCCGTTAATTATTTTAAAATAATATTGATCATCAAATACTTGAATTGTTCCTGCTATGTCTGATTTAATCAAAATAGCATAATATCTTTCAGGTTCTAAGCCATTCATATAAATATCAAAATAGCTTGAGCTTGAATCTGCATTTAATTGAGTGGCTTGAGTATCAAAATCAATAACCATTTCATTTGTATCTAAATCTTTAATAGCCCAATATGAAGATGTAGGTAAATAATAATTATTTGTATAAGCAGAACCAGTTTGCCAAATTTGGGGAGGATATGTTGGGCGAGCATTTATCCTAAATCTATTATAACTTTGAGGATAAAAAATTCCGGGGTTTTGAGCTAAGGTTATTGTTGCTGGAAGTGAATTTAAAATTTCCATGGAAGAAGATCCTGAATTCCAGGTATAATCTCTCCAACTAAATTGTAATGATGGGGGGTAAATTGTATGAGTGTCCCTAGAAAAATATTTTAATTCAGGTTGAACTTCTTGATCATATATAAATTCAGTTAATTGCTTTATAATAAATCCATCTTGGGAAACTGATCCTGTATATCTAGCTCTGATGATATTAGTTACATCTAAATTTAGATCTTTTGTGTCATAAAATCCAAAAGTTGTTGATGCAGATACAGGATATGTATTTGAATTAAACCAAGCGACAGTTGAGCCTGTAAACCAATTACCCCCACCAGCTGGTGCATAAGCAGTATTATATGAAGCTGTTATAAAAGATGGAAAACTTGATGTTAACCACTGACCTCCTACAGATCCTGAGTAGGTTTTCCAAATCCAGCTTGTTCCATTAGTTTGTTCAGGTTCATCTAGATATCTTCCAGTACCCATATTCCAATCACCATAAACAGGATAACACTCAACTGTAGTATTTGCTTGCAAACCCGTTGAAGCAGCAATAAAGCATTGTAAATTAGCTTTCCATAAGTTGTTATTTAATAATTTAGATGAAGTTCCATTAATTCCTATTTTATTATCTAAAACATCATCTATTTCATCCTCTGAAAAGTTGATTAAAAAACGACTAGTTTGAGGATTTGGATCATTATGAGCAAATGAGGTTTCAGTTGCTTCAATAATTTCATCTAATCCTGTATTCATATTTGGTAATATAGAATACAAAGTTGCATCTTTAGTAGGGAATAATTTATATACTGCCATTTTATTTTATATTATAAAGGTACTACTTTACCTTGTATGTCTGAGTCAGGGTATTTTAATTCAAAAATCATTGGATTTAATGACGGATATATAACATTATTTGCTGTTGCCGCTGAAATATCATATGAATAATCCGAATATCCAAGAGTTGAATCTGTTTTATTAACAATATTTATTTCTTTAACTGTTTGAATTCCTTCAATTGCATCTAAAGTTATAAATAGATCTCTTAATAAAATGGGTTGATTAATTTGCCATTTATCAATATCAAATATATTTTTTAATGCTAATATACATTTTAATAAAATTTCATCAGAATTAAAGCCGGGAGTTGTTATAATTTCAAAATTAATCCCTATGTTAATTATAAAAGCATCTTTAATACCAATTGAATCACTAATCATTTTGTATTGAGATAAATAAGTATTTAAATTTCTTTTTAAACCATTTGAAGCATTTGTTAATTGTTTTGTATTATTATAAGATAATACATATAAATCTATAGTACTTATAGAACGTGAATTTGCATCAGGTTTTGAGGCATATACTTTAGCTACAGTTCCATATTCTGCGGGAAGACTTAAAGATCTAATTACATAATCATCAAAAGTTACATTTCTTAATTGACCTTGAAAACTACCTAAAGAATTTTGTCTTAATTCCTCTATATTATCTCCATCTGATCCACCAGAGGCGGCTCTTGGATTTGTTGCTAATAATGTACCAAAAATTTGTTGAGCTAAATTATTATTAGCTAATGATGAATTTATAAAAGTTACAGTATTAGTATTTAAATCTTGAAGGGCATTAGCTTGAACATTTGATGATACTCCACCACCAACAATATATCTAACAACTAGTGTAGTATTTGAAGGAGCAATACCATAAGTATTTGTAAATATAAAATTTGTAGGAGCAAAAGCTGTAGTTAATTTGCTTTGATTAGTTGGAAGACCTAAACCAACATTGTCAGGATTTGGAATTATTTGTTCAGTTGTATCTGATGGATCTCCAGAACCGAATTGGATTTGTAAGTTAGTTTTATCTAAAAATCTAGTTGCAAATCTATTTTGAACTTGCTTTAATCTTAATAAATTAGCCACATCTGGGCTAGTTAAATAATTTGGGTCGTTTGGATTTGAGTTAGTAAGAGTTTCATATATTGAATCTTGAGCCAAATAATCTACTTCATACCATTTATCTCCTGTTGATGAATCTGTAATGTCTAGAATTCCTAGGATTTTATCATCTGTAATAGTTCTTGAATCAAAAGGAATAGGAGAGCTAAATGAAAAAGATCTTGTTTTAACTGTTGCTGATATTGCTTTTCTTATTTTTTTAATTAAATAATAAGTGGGAAGACCTGCTGCGGTTTGGTAAACTGTTATTTCTGTTGGATCTGTTGAGCTACTAACAGCAAAATTAGTTTTGTCTGTGATTAAAAATTCTAAACTTCCACTAAAAATTGATGAAATTGGTGTGTTAGCTGGGATTTGAAGAGCATAGGAAAAATCGGGAATTGTAACACTACCTGAAATTGTTGCCGGGAGTTGTTGGTAAAGTTCTATGTCTGCTATCGCGGAGGTTGTTGCTTTTGGTTTATATCCTAACATATATGCTAAATCATATAAATTTTGAGTTTGGCGAGAATATTGAATAAAAGTTTCTTGGAATTGGTTATCTACATAAAAAGATAAAACATCTCCTACATAAGCCGCCATTTCTATAAACATCATTCCGGGGGATGTTGCTGTAAAGTCGGTATATGTGTTTGGAAAATACGTTTTAGTATAATCTATAAGACTACTTCGTAATGAAGTAAAGTCTCTGTTAGTATATTTTATATCTCTTTTAATACTCATTTTATAATGTTATATTAATTTCATCTTGAATACCAAAATTTTCTACTTGATATTTCATAATAATTCCTAATTGATTGCTTTCTCTATTTACTACAAGGTTAATCTCTTCTATTCCTACAAATGGGAAATATTGGTCAATTTGATCTTTTAAAAATTTTCTAACAAACTCAACATTAGTAGTATCTAAAAAGTTCATGTTTATTAAATTGTTTAATCCACTTCCAAAAAATGGATTAAATACTCTTTCCCCTGGGTTGGTTAAGAAAAAATTAATTAAATTATTTTTAATAGCATCTCGAGTTAAATAATTAGATTGAAATACAGCCGGAGCATTAAAAGGTATATTAACTCCTATTGCTTTTCGATCTATAGAATCTACTGGAAATCTATTTTGAACAATTATAGCCATTATTGTTATTTATTCATTAAACCCATTATCATATCTAATCCTACTTCTCCTGAGGGTAAAGCACCATTAATAGTATCTACAGATTGAGGTTGAAATTCATTTGCATATTGTGATGTTATAGCTCCTCCATTTTGCATTTCACCTAAAATACCACCAAACATTGCTTGTCTTTCTGTTGGGGTTAATTTTTTAGGTTGTTCAATGTGCGGTTGTGCATAATTATCCTTTAAAGTTTCAGTTACTAGTGTTTTAGGGGAACGAATTGCTTCTAAAAGAATATCTTTTAATTCTTCTTGAATAGCTTCTTTTACCGCTTGTTTTATTAAAATTTTAAAATCATTAGTTTTCATTGTTTATAAATATTAAATTAATAAGCTTTTAAATCATCTCTATCAATAATTAATTTTAATTCTGATATTAATGTTTGGTTATTTGTAGTAAATGATAATTCTGTTTGAATTAGAGCAATACCACTTGGTGAATATCCAACTGCTTTTTTTCTTATTACAGTTGATGTAAAGGGAAC